AAAAGTTGCTAAAAGCAAATTTAGCAACATTAAATAAACACGAGGATATTAAGTTTTAATTGTATAGAGTTGTTGAAATCTCTTGAAAAAGTAAGAGTATATAAAAGTAAAGAAGAGTCTTGATTTTTCTTGTGTTTTTGTTTTAATATGTTTTTAGAGATTTTCTACAAATTTCTAAGTTAGTGTGTCATGAGTGTGTCATGAAAAATTGAGTAAAATATTAAAATGGCTGTAATTAGAAAAAGAATAACTAGCAAAGGTAATATTAGGTTTCAAGCATATATTAGAATTAAGGGCTACAAACCTTTAATGAAAACTTTTGACAAAAAGACTAAAGCTTTAGATTGGGCTTCTAAAATTGAAGTTCAGATGAAAGATGGCACCTACAAAGAAATTCCTGAAGAACTTGAAAAAAGGCTGAAAACTAATTTTAAAACAACTGCAGATCTTATTTCCTTCTATAAAGAAAATATTGCCCCTCAAAAATATTCCTATGCTGAAAAATATTCTGTCATGTATGATTGGTGGATTGACAAAATAGGGACTATCAGAGTTAAAGATTTGTCGGCACCTGTAATTTCTTCTTGTAAACAAATGCTTGCAACTGAAAAAATAAAGAAAGGCAATAAAGAAGTTGTCAGGGGAAATAACACTATAAATAAGTACCTTATGTGTTTGTCTGCGGTGTTTACTTATGCCGTTAAAGAACTTGAAATTATGGATATAAATCCAATCTCTAAAATTAAGATAATGCCAAAACCGGAAGGTAGAAAGAGATTTTTATCTATGGAAGAAATTCCGAAATTAATTACAGCGTGTAAAAATAACTCAGAAGTTTTATATATATTCGTTTTGATTTCGCTTTCAACCGGTGGAAGATATTCAGAAGTCTTAAATTTGAAGTTAGAAAATATTGATTTTCAAAACAATCAAGTTTATTTTCTCAACACTAAGAACAAAGAAGATAGAGGCGTTCCAATTGATAAAAATATTTTGGCTATTATTCAAAATTATATAAACAATAATGACATTGAGGATTATTTGTTTTGGAATAAAAAAAGTCAAAAACTATACTATATTAGAGGAGCTTTGCAAAAGATTATAAAAGAAATTGGTTTAAAAGATTTTCATATTCATGATTTAAGGCATACTACCGCATCTTATATTGCTATGAATGGTGGTAGTCTCTTAGATATAGCAGAGATACTTGGACACAAATCTTTGATTATGGCACGACGCTATTCGCACCTGACAGAAAAGCATACTGCAACTGTATTGAATAAAGTTACAAGTAAAATTTTACCAGAGCTTTAGGACTCTGCTGCATTCTTTTCTGCCCATTTAAAATATTCGTCTACGTCAAGCAATATTCTATTCCCTCGTTTTACAATTACTTTGTCAAAACCGTTTGTTTCTTTTCGAAACACGAGCATTCTTAATGCTTTAACACTTGGATCCGGAAAGTGTTCATTCCATTTCACGAGTGGAATAAGTTTTGGGTGTTTGGTTTCTGTTGGTTCCGGTGTAAGCATTTTTTCAAGACTGATTATTTCTAATACAATAAATTTAAAATCTTTACCGAATTTTTTTACACCATCTTTTATTTTAATATCAATAATTGATTGTATTTCATTTTTATCTATTTCCATAATTTATACCTCTTAAAATATATTCTTTTGTCTAAAACTATTAAAATTTCTTATTTCAATTCTGCTTGGCAAGAAATCTCTGCAAAAATATGCCGAAGAAAAATTAATTGCTTTGTCTGTGTTTTGATTTTTAAATTCCATTCGATCTTCAAACATTAAAAGCTGCAAACCAATATTTTTAAATAATATTTTATTTCTTTATTAGCCATTATTCACCGTCCTTTAATAGTTCAGGGTTCTCGTAGATGTTACCGATAACTTCTACTTCATCTTCTTTATCACCTAGTAAATAATAAAGATAATCCCGATTTGGCATAAAATAGTTGTTTATACCTTCTTTTTTAATTATCTTTCCATTGAATAAGGCTGTTTTATCATCCCAAACAACAGAAAAAATTATTTTTAAATTGTTCTCAAAGGTTGTTTGAACAATATCACCCTCATAAATCAGCTTGCCGTTTTTGTCTTTTAAGCCTGTGCATTGCATTAAAACAATATCTTTAATCTTATTTTCCAGATAAGTGATTTGTCCGCAAGAAGTGTCAGCACATACCCAATCATCAGTTTTACCATAATCTTTAATAAAACCAACGCAAACGTCATAAACCATTTCGCCTATTGCTTTATCATATAACCTGAACTTAAATCTATCTTGCATCATTTGTTCTCCTTTACAAGTTTATAAATTCTCCAATTACATCACCCAAAATCGATAATAATTTTTGAATATGTTTTAACCACCAAAAAGGTATTGTTGCAACTAACACGATGAGGAATATTAGCTCTAATAAAATTACAAACATTATTTTAAATAAGGCTAAAAGACAATATCTATAATATACTTTTAATAATTTCATTTTTGCTCCTTTACTTTGTTGATGAAGGCTAAAATATCTTTGTAAACCATTTCGTATGCGTCATGGTTAGCTGAATATACCGTGCAAAATTCCTCAATCTCATCAAGTGCTTGTTTGTAGTTTGCAAAATCTTTTGTATCTTGTTCGTTGAGTTCTTCACACTCTTGTTCTTTGCGTTTGAGTTGCTTGAAATAGCAGTTTGGAAAACATTTACATTTGTTTGCATCTGTACCCATTATTGACATGTGAGCTTTACAATGTCTTGTTTTGTTTAAAAACTCGCATCCACTTACATTAATACCGTCAATTATTATTTCTTTATCTGTCATTATTCACCTCTTTTTGTTCATATTTACATTCTGATTTACTTACGTTTTTAATACTTACTGGCATTACATCAAAATCTCCTTCATCAAGATAAACTTTTTCTTGATATAAATTACAGCTATTGAAAAACGGTTCGTAATGTTTGCAACTTATACATTTATCTATTTTCATAATTATTCACCTCTCAAATACTTCTTCAATCGTTCTTCACCGATTTCTTGGATTGCTACGTCTAAGAAATTATCGTCTAAGCAATAAACAGTCCCTTGTGCAATTATAGTGGTTCTGCATTCTAGTGTTATTTTTGAGTTTACTTGGTCATAACCAAGATAATATTTTTTCTGATAACATTTAATCCAATCAGGCTTCTCTCCCTTATTCAATCTTCTAGCAATATCTTCAAGCATACGTCTAACCAAAATATTTTCAGCTTCCTGTCCTGCCTTTTCCCTGGTTTTAAAACAGTTATAAATATTCCACCTTGTAGTATCAGAATAACAGCCGGCGTCCCAAGTTTCAGGAATAACCAGATTATAACTGTTTATGTAATAGAACATTTCATCTTTTTCAGGCTTCCATCTCCCATACTCGCATTCTGTCAACATCTTTTTTATGTTAGCTAGGCATTCTTCTGTTTTATTGATTTTTTCTAATATTTCTTGTTTATTCATCTAAGTTCCTTTCAATTATTTGCAAAATTCGTTTTAGGCCTTTTCTCATACATTTTTCACCGTTATTGGTTATATCATCGTTGCATTTCTCGCAATTGCACCAATAGTCTGCACAAGGCAAATCGCTTGAAGTTTTTGCAATTTCTCTAATTTTGTTAATTATATTTTTATATTCATCATTTTGCTTTAATAAATCTGCTTTTGTTTCACTTGTTGAGCGATAATACTCATCTCGCCAGTAATCTCGTTCTTTTTCGGCTTTTTCTAACCAGGACACAGCATTATCGCGTGAATCCTTCATGTTTTCATATTTCGTAATCTGTTCAAACAAAATTCGTAACAAATAAACAATTGCTAGTAGTTCTAAAATATTTATCAAAAGTAAAATTATCATTTTTAATTTTCTCCTCTATTTGATGTAGACGGCAATTTGAGCAGATTTTGGCTCAACATAGCCGTGCGTGTTTGTGTTAAGTTTTGTAACGACGTGTTATGTACCGATAAGAATTATTATGTAAGAAGGCGGTTTTATTCTTTCTTTACCTCGCAATCAATACATAAATCAAAAGCAGTAGCATTATAAAAGTTATTATCATAGTTTTTCCTTTCACTCTTTTTCAAAATCAACCTCTTGAATATCTTCAATATATTCACCACTCTGGTTCCAGAATCCAAGATCAACTTTTTTCTTGTTTTTACCCATTGCTATTGCACATTTTTTGCAATAATCAAAAACTCCTTGTTTTTTTAAAGGATTTTTATAAAATTCTGAAAGTCTTTTATATTCTCCACATTTATTGCAACGTTTATAACTAGGGTTGTTTTTAAGTTTTTCAAATCGCCGTGCTAGTTCATATTTTTTCTTTTTTATTCGTTCTTCTACTTCAAGAATTGTTGCAATCTCAATAACATATTTGTCGGTTATATTTGACCGATAAAAGGCTTTTTCTTTCTCATCAATCATTCTAACCTCACAATTATATCTTCTAGTTTTATTACACTTTGCCGAAGTGCCGCTGTTAATAGCTTTGTTCGGTTGTCTACTGCAAATTTACTCAACAAATTGTTAAGATGCACATTGACCGTACAAATAGAAATTTTAAAATGCTGTGCTATCTCTTTTTTGGTTAAGCATATAAACGGCAATATTTCGAGCTCTCTTTTCGTTAATTCTTCCATTTATAACTCCTTATTCATTTTTAATTCGTTCTAATTGTCTTCTAACCTTTGCTAACTGTATTTCTTGCATTTTTAAATCTAAATCAATATCATTAATTGTAAATTGGTCTATCATTACCTGAACATCTGCCATTTCTTCAACCAAGTTATTGATGTCATTTTTAGTTAATGCAACAATTAGTTCTGCAAGTTCTTGGATAAATTGTTGTTTCTGGGCTTTAAGCCCATAATGTTTCAAAATAGCTGTTTCTGCTTTGTAATATTCAATCATTTCTTTTTCTGTCATATTTCCCTTTCAAAAAGGGGGATTGTTCTCCCCCTATGCTTTAAAAAATTCTACCAATTTTTCATGATTGTATTGACCTTGTGTTAAAGTTATAACCTCTTGAACAGTATATTTTTCTTTTTTATCTGTTAGGATATTTTCAACAAAATACCTTGTTCCACTCTCACAAGCTCCGGTAATAACTCTATACATTTCAATTGCTTCTTTTAAAGTTAATTCTGTTTTAAACGTGTAATTATCAAATTTTGATGTATCTCTATTTGATATTTTATAAATTAAACTATCCTTAGCCTCTTGAATTGTTGAACCATGAGAATAAACATCTCCATCTTGAACAATAAAACTTTCTTGTGTTTCACCTAAATTTCTGACTTTATAAACATTTTTATGTTTGCTTATAACAATAGAGATTATGCCGTCAATGTATACACATTCTTGGAATTTCTTATCTAACAAAATATAATAGGTATCTGCTTTTAGTTCTTCACCATCTATTTGAGCAGATTTTACACAAACTGGTTTGTAATTATTATTAGGATCATATTCTGCAAGAGTTATCCAAGAACCTTTTTTAGCTTTTACTATATTGTTAATTCCAATAGCAGAGATTACTGCATTTTTACCAGTACTATCCAGCTTTGAGCTGTTACCGGAAGAAGCCAGCTTTGAGTATTTACCGGAAGAAGCCAGCTGTGAGTAGTAACCGGAAGAATCCAGCTTTGAGTAGTCACCGGAAGAAGCCAGCTGTGAGTATTTACCGGAAGAAGCCAGCTTTGAGTAGTCACCGGAAGAAGCCAGCTTTGAGTAGTCACCGGAAGAAGCCAGCTGTGAGCTGTAACCGGAAGAAGCCAGCTTTGAGTAGTCACCGGAAGAAGCCAGCTTTGAGTAGTCACCGGAAGAAGCCAGCTGTGAGCTGTAACCGGAAGAAGCCAGCTTTGAGTAGTCACCGGAAGAAGCCAGCTTTGAGTATTTACCGGAAGAAGCCAGCTGTGAGTTGTAACCAGAATTATCATTTTGTTGCAATTTATTTTTTGTATTTTTTATTTCCAACAACTCATTTACAAAGGCTGTACAACCTGTTGCAAGTTCAAATACATCTTTTAATTCTTTTATCATAATTTCTCCTATAAAATTTTCTCTTTATTCATTCAAAACCTTTTATCGTCTTGTGATTTCGGCATCAATTTGAGATTGCGATTTTACATTTTTCCAGTGGTTTGGAACAACTGTGAATTCATACTCAATACCATTCAAGACTCTTTTGATAACCTCGCCTTCACGCCCTGAATATTCAGGGGTTACAGGCTTTGGCTTTAACGCTTTGGGTAAGTCTTTTATGATTTCTGCAATTGGTGGAAAGCTTGTATAAGCCCGGTTACATCGGATTATTTGTAGTAACATCTCATAGTCGCAAATAAAATCTTTGTATTGATTGACTGTGAAAAGGATATCGTCAACATAAATTTCAAAAAGCTTTTCAAAGTCTTCTTTGTTGCGTTTCAAGGGAAAATAAAAAAGCATTTCATTTAAAAATTCACGTACATTCATTCATTACCTCGTTTCGCCCATTCTGCGGCTATTTTTCTGATTTCTTCCTGTTCATCTGTTTGAGATTGATTGCCCTGTTTAGGCTTTGAAGTAAAGCGTTCAGGGTACTTTCTGCGGTATTCCAAATACTTTTGCACTCGTATGAAATGAGCGTTAGGGAAGTCAGCTCGAAAGGGCTGTTCCTTCCCTGTCTCGATGTTAGCCGAAAGACTATCAACGAGTTCATCAAGTAGCTTTTGACTTGCACACATCGTCAGTAACCGGTTATATTGTTCAGCGGTTAGGCAAACATTGTTGTACTTGCCAAAAATTTTTTGAAAAATTTCATCACTATATGTAGTAGTAGTATTCTTTTCTTTCTTTATTTCTTCTATTGTTGTTATTTGTTTGTTATTTGTTTGTTGATAGTTTGTTATTTCTTTGTTATTGTCTTGATACTTATCGTAGTTATTTACTGTTATCAGTGTGTTTGAGCCTTGTGACTTCTTTGTTATTTCTTTGGTAGAATTTAATTTTTTTAACGCGGTTCTCGTTTGCTGAATACTTAAATTCGTTTCTTTTGCTAAGTTTTGTAAACTTGTAACAAAAGAGCCACGAGGAATAAATTCCCCATGCCACTTTTGTTTTTCCCAATTTGCACGAAATAAACAATGAAGAAATAAAACTTTTACATTAATGTCATCATACCATTCCCATTTAAGAAATTGCCGATGTAGTTTTATAAAGCCTGTGTTCATTCACTCTCCTTAAAACGGGATTTCGTCCTCATTGATTGTTTCTTCTTGTGTTTGTTGCCCATAAGTATTGAGTTTTGCATACCACTTTTCGGTTTTCCCTTTTTTGATATCAAAATTAATATATCCTCGTTCATTCATCGGATTTTTATCGCAAAAATCACTAACATTTATTCCTACTTTGATAATATCGCCATATTGTGTTGTTTTTGTCTTTATATTTAATCCTTTGACGAATTGTTTTTCTGACATTTTTCTTCCTTTCGTTTTAATGCACTGTAATGTTTCATATAAGCTTGTTTAAAAGCGTCTGCATCTTTGGCATTACTTGTATTCTGTTTGTAATACCTGTGAGCCTCGTCTGATGATACAGTTGCTTGTAGACCCTGTAAAAGATCTAAGTCAGGATTTGTAGGCTTTTTGTCATGCGTATTTGTGTTGTCTGCATCTTTATTGTCATCAATTGCAAATAACCCGTTTAATGCGTATTTACGAGCGTAGGACGATGTACTACCTGTAATTTGACTTGCGTCCATACCCTTTTTGGTTTCTTCTTCTCTTGCAATAGCTGATGTGCTAACAAGTTCTTTCCCTGTATCATCAAAAAGCTTTGCTGTTGCTTTTACATAAAAGTGTGTTCCAACATTAATAATCTCATCAGAGATTACAAGACTAAGTTTTTCTTCTTGTAAAAGCGGTTTGACAGCCTCTAAAATATCCTCACAGCTACGATAATAATAGTTGCCAAAAGTGTTCTTTTGGTTTTTAGGGGCTTTCAATTTGCTTTGTATATTAATTAATCTATTCATCTCTATTTCTCCTAGTTATTTCAGCCTTAATTGCTTTAAGCCAGCGTTTATCACACATTTCAATTGCATCTTTGAGTAATTTGTCTAGGTCTTGATTTGTATAAATTTCCCATTTATTCATAATACCCCCTAGCCGAAATTGCCTATTTTGAACTCAAACTTTTCTGACTCTTTTGTTGTTTTGTATCTTTCAAATAATTCAGGGTGTTCTTTACTGAAAAGTTTTTGATCAAACGCTGTTCGTGTTGTAACCTTCATTCCAAATTTGCAGTTAGGTAAAATCATTTCGTTTACGTTCATCTTTTTGAGAACTCTTATAAGTTTCACATTCAAGAGTTCTTCTTGCTGTTCAAGACGTTTAAGTTCGAACTTGTGTTGAGCCTGTAAGTCTTTGTTTTCAAGCATTTCATCAATAATGCTGTCCAATTCTTCTGTCATCATTAATCCTTTCTAAGTTATTTCAAAATATTCTTTGCACAATTCAAAATCCTCTTTTGATATCTTGCCGTCTTGATATAAGCCGCGATAATCTTCAAAAGAAAAAGACCCGAGTGCTAAAAGCCACTCGAGTTCTGTATCATAATTGAAGGGATCTGAATTTAAAAAATTATCTTCTGACGCCATTGTCCTCTTCCTCTAAAAGTTTAAAGTACCAGTAATCAAGTGAACCTTCTCGAAGTATTTTATTAATATGACTTTGTACAAAGCCGTTGATTTGTTGATTGAATGGTTTCATAAACTCCGGAATATCCACAGTTAGTGGCTGTGTTTCTGTGTAGTAGGCCTTTATTTTGGCGGCAACCTTGTTGATTTTATAAGTCAATAAATCCTTGTCCATTGTTGAATAACATACTGTTTCTAACATTCTAGCCTCCAATCAGAATAATAAAACCTGTCATCATAAAGTAAAAAGTGGCAAATAGTGCCATTCCTTGCATAATCTGCGGTAATGTTAAGTGCATCATTAATCTCCTATGTTATGTAAAAATATAAAATCTAAGAAAGAGGGGCTTGCTTGGTTTATTTTATGCATATCCAAAATGTGAGAGTATATTTACTGGTAACCCCTGTAAAGATAGTTATAGGTCTAAGAAAAAGGGACACATATGATACCAACATGTTTTTTCGTTTATTTTAGCAATTTATAAAGGAGTGTGTCCCAAGAAATCTCTTTAGGTTGCCCTGCACGGTTGTAGAGTGAAAATTAGGATAGTTTATATGTGATAGCTTGTACAGGGCAAGGTGAAAAGATTTCTTATGTATTAAAAAAGCACCTTGTGAAAGGTGCATTGAAAAATTATCTTTTCTCTCAAATTATTTTTTAGGTTTTCCAGAGAAATATAATTTTAATAGTTCTAAAAATTGTGTAGATATCTCTATTTTAGTATATCCACGTGTTGTTTTTTCTTTTATTTCATAATTTACAATATGTAATAAACTTTTTATGTATTCCATGTGTTCAAATAAATCCCAATTATTAGGAACAATGATGATATTTGAATTTTCTTGAACAAATTGATATAATATTGCTTGTTGGTTAAACAACATATTATCAAATATCGGTTTTAATAATTTCAAATTATTTAGAATTTTTTCATGTTCTTGTATAGCTTTTTGTTTTTCTGCTTTTATTGCATCTTGTTTATCACAATAAGAATTGTATATTTTTATGCAAATTGCGGAAAAAGAAAAGAACCCAGTAATTAAATATATTTGAGTAAACCAATCTAATTTAGTGCCGTGTTTTCTCATTGCAATATCTAAGAGGGCGCATAATATACAGCAGATAAAAACTATCATTACGACCCCCTTTCTCATTTCTTTTATTTCTGTTATAATAGTCTCAATTAAATCAGCATTTAATGATTTAAACATATTTAAGCCTTTCCTTGTAGTATTCATAATTCGCAAAATCATGATACCACAAGGATTTTGGCTTTTTAAGACGTAAAATCTTGTTTAAATAACTTGAAAACCCCGCAGGGCATGAAGTATCATGCCCTTGTAAAGAAAGCGAGGTTAAAATGAAAAGACATTTAGAAAAATACTTAGAAATGGGTTGTAAACTCTCTATTTACATCTTCAATGGAGAAGAAATTAAGCCCTCGCAATATTTAAATATTGAATTATTTGAGGATTGTTTTTCTTGTACTTTCCTTGACAATGAAATAGGTATTTATCCATATTCAAGCATTTTAAAAATTACTGTTGATCCTTCAATTCCTTTTTAATGGAATCAGGTATCATTTTGAATTGTTTAGTTAGAGTCATTGAGAAACTGTTCCAAACTTTTAATTTAAGTTCAGCAGTAAGAATTGTTTTGTCATCAAGATATTTTTCAATGAAGTTAAAAGTCTTTGAAATATCCTGTTGAACGTCATCTAGGTTTTTGTATTCCATAGTTCTTTCCTTTCAAGTTATTAAGATTTCTTTGTATTAAAAAAGCACCTTATCAGGTGCTTTTTAGTTTTGTTTATTTAGAATTATTATTTATTTTTTTTACTACAAAATGTTTCAATTCAAATTCTTTTTTTGTAGGAATTAAATTTTCCTTTTTTTTACTAAAAACTCCCTCTTGCGGTGGTCTTTCAATTAAATATTGTTCAGGCATTTTTTCACTCTTATAATTGTGTAAATAAGCTCTAGTTTTATTTATTATTTCTGTTTTTTTATTTTCAGTTATTTTAATATCTGTAAATAATGGATTTAAAAGTAAATTGGACTTATATAATAAAATTAAATTTTCAAAAACTGTTTGAATATTTGAAGTATAATAAAATAGTTCTTTGTAAGCTTTTATTAAAGGTTCAAAATATTTTTTATATTCAAAATGTTGTTTTTGAAAATCTCCATTTTTCTCATATAATTTTTTATATTTTTCTAATTCATTTTGAAGTTTTTTATTTTCTTGAACTTGTTCTATCCATTTTTCATAATATGCTTTTTCTAATTCATTCATTTTTTGCCTCTATTTTTTTATTAAATCATAAAGATTTTTGTTTAAAAAGGGGGAAAATTCCCCCTTTAAAACTTTTTTTATTTATTTATCCGCCCAACCTGTCGGGTGGTCAACGTCTATCGGCTTGTTTTCTGACCTCTCTTTGCCGTATCCTATAAAGTGGATAATTCTTTTTATTTGATTTTGTAAATTTGTATTACAAACTAAGCCACAAAAAGATTGTTTTTTGGCTTTGTTTAAGTTAGTATTATTTAGGAGATTTGGGGAACTATTCTAGTTCCCTTTTGTCTTCTTTAAAATACCTGTTGATTAAATCTCCAATCAACTTGGTCATAGAAATTCCAGTTAAAGCACAATTGGCTTTAAGCTTTTTGTGTGTTTCATCTGGTAAATCAATGTGAATTTTCATTTTTGAATTTTCCTTTGTTTTTCTATACGTATATTTATACCATAACAAATTACATTTGTCAATTTTTTTTTTTACAAACGAAAGAAAAAGGTTTTCAAAAGAATAGGAAAAGGCTGAAAAATGAAATATAATGAGCTTCAAGCTACTTTACAAAACTTAACTAATACAAAAATATCTATTACTGAACTTGCTGATGTTTTGGGAGTTTCTCGTCAAAACATGCATAAAAAAATTACAAGTGCAAAAGGTGATATTCCAGAAGACGAAATAGAAAAGTTTGAAAAAGCTTTTGGTGTCACACTTTACAGCGATTATATTGAAATTGAACATATTCATCTTAATCCATCATGCGGACGAGGCACAATAGTTTTTGATGAGCCCGAAGTAACGCCTATAAAATTAGGTATTGAATTGATAATGTCTGTTTTGAGGGTTTCTAACCCGAAATGTCTAAAAGCATATACGGCATCTGGTGACAGCATGGAACCTATAATTGAAAATGGTGATGTTTTGCTTGTAGACACGTCTAGGACAGATTTTAATAACGGTGGGATATTCTTGATAAGGATTAATAATGATTGGTTTGTAAAGCGTCTTAGAAAACGTTTAAGCGGTGAATTAGATGTTATTTCAGACAATAATAAGTACCCAATAGAAACATTTAAACCTGATGATGATATTGAAATATTTGTCAAAGGTCGTATTGTCAAAAATTTATCAAGAGGTTTGTAAACTTTTTTCATTATCCAACTAGGGAATTGTAATCATTGTTTTATTGTTTCATAATTGTTATTTATGAAAAAGATATTTGTTTTAATAGTATTAATACTTGTTTCATTACCTGTTATGGCAAAGCAGAGGATTTACGCTGAAAAAGTTTACCAGACGCAGTGGTGCAATCAGCACAATGGAACTATGGAATATGTAATCACGAGTAAAAGCGGCGTTAAAAGACGGGTAGACTGTCTGACAGATACTATGGCCATTGAATTTGACTATGCAAACAAGTGGCATGAATGCTTAGGGCAAGCGATTGATTATGGTACATATACCAAAAGACAAGGGGCATGCATTCTTATTATTGAAAAACCAAAAGATGAAAAATATGTTAGGCTTTTGCGTCAAACAATTCAAAAGAAAAACCTTGATATCAGAACTCGTACAATGAAGCCGGCACAAATAAAGTTATAAAAAAATTTGCCCAGTAGTTATTTTACATGATATATTTTTTGTCAAAATCGGTTAATCTGTATATATGTAACAAGATTAAGGTTTTGATTATGGGTATTGTAAAAGAAATAGCCAAAGGATATGATAACAACGAAAATGAAGAGGGGAAAGAGCCGCGAAAGACTTTATTTGTCGTTGAAGACTATATGACTAAGGCGGAGATTGAAAAGCAAGCCCGAAAAAGAGGGTTTTATAATAAAAAGCCACATACAATTCTTCAAGTCGTAAATGATCCATATACACATATGGCAAATTTATACAGAAAATTAGGAGATTTTACGCCTGATAAAAAAGCGTGCTGCAAAAAAAATATCATCAGAAATTGGGGAACCGGAGTTCGTTTTTGGCATACAGTGTATAATAAGGATAAGTATCAGTATCAAGGCAAAGAATATGAAGGCGAAGTATTTGAAGTTACAGAAGCTGAAATTATAGGAACAGAGGATTTATATATTGATGATAGAATAAGACTTCATGAACAGGTTATAAACTTTTTGCGTGACAATGTAGATATTGAAAAAGCAATTGAGATTATACGACCAGAGATACAAAGATTAAAGGGGGAAATATGACATCTGAAAAAGGTGGTGCACCGCCAAAGTTTAAAACAGCTAAGGAATTACAAGCAAAGATTGACAAGTATTTTAAAAATTGTCCTGATAAAAAGAAGATTGTTACAAAAGCAGGTAAAGTTATTGAAGTACCTATTCCAACTATTTGTGGCTTGTGTTTGTATTGCGGCTTTGAAAGTCGTCAGTCGTTTTATGATTATGAGAAACGACCGGCGTTTTCTTACACGATAAAAAGGGCACGACTTTTTATTGAAAAAGAATACGAACAAATGCTGCAAGGTCAAAACTGCACAGGGGCTATTTTTGCACTTAAAAATCTTGGCTGGATTGATAAAACTTCACAAGAGATTACAGGCAAGGACGGAGAACCATTAACAACCGTTAAAAAGGTTTATGTTACCAAAGAAGATATCAAAGCCGTTGACGATGAAATTGATAGGGTTATAAATGAGTAAAACCGTTGATGTCGAATTTATGGGCGATAGACTTTTACATCGCGGCTTTGAAACGTGGATGCGGTATATGTTCAGAGTTATTGAGGGCAGACCGTTTGTTGTAGAGCCTATACACGCTGATTTGTTCGATACAATGCAGAATATTTATGACGAAAAAATAACACGTATTAATATCAATGTTCCGCCACGTTCTGCAAAAACCACGCTTGCAAAGTATTTTATTGCTTTCTGTTGGACTATTAACCCTAAGATGAATTTTATTTATACGTCTTATTCTGAAAGCTTACTTGCCAACATTGCAAAAGAATTAATGAATATACTAGAACACCCAGCATACAAGGCTATGTATCCGCAAACAAGGGTTACAGAGGGGGAACAAGATATTACACCGACTGATGATTTTTGGTACAACTATTTAAAACAGTTCTATGTTGGTAAAAACGTTTATTCATCAAAAAAGATTACAACATATCAAGGTGGAATTTGTCTGTTTGCTCCTATCGGTGGTCAAATTACCGGTTATGGTAGCGGCATACGTTCGGCTAAAAAGTTTTCAGGTGCATTAATAATAGACGATGCTAACAAGCCAGCTGATATGCGTTCACAAACCTTACGTGACAAAGTTGTTAGATACTATGAAGAAACTCTTTTGTCACGTCTTAATAACCCAAAAGTCCCGATCATAAACATTCAACAAAGATTACACGTTGAGGATTTATCAGGTGCACTTGAAAATAAATACAATTTTCAAACACTTAGGAAGCCTCTATTAGACGAGAATGAAGTTTGTCAAATCCCTTCACAGTATACGTCAGAACGTATTGAAGAGCTTAAAAAGAATAGTTATATGTTTTTATCCCAATATCAGCAAGAGCCGATTATATTAGGTGGACAGGTTATTAAGCGTGTTTATTTCAGGTATTACTCGACAGAAAAAGAATACAGATATAAGCGAATATTGATTGCAGCAGATACAGCGATGAAAGTAAAAGAGCATAATGATTACAGCGTATTTATTGCCGGGGGAATTACTAATGAAAATCAATTACACGTGCTTGACTTGATACGTGGCAAGTGGGAAGCTTCTGACCTTGAAAAAATGGCGGTGAACTTGTGGAATAGGTTTAAACGAGATGATAAAACCGGTATTACATGTAATGGGCTTTATATTGAAGATAAGGCAAGCGGCACAGGTTTAATTCAAGGGTTAAAAGCAAAGTACGGCATTCCTGTAATAGGTTTGCAAGGTGATAAAGATAAATTGACGCGATGTGAAAACGTTTTGCCATATATGGAAGCAGGACAAGTATATTTGCCTAATGATGAGTTTTACGGGTTTAATCCGGATTTGTTAAATGAGTGTGAGGCGTTTAGTCGAGATGATAGCCATGCACATGATGATCAAGTTGATGCGCTTGTGTACTTAATCCAAGAGGGATTGAGCAAAACCACTGTCGGGCTTTTGGATTATTTTATGTGATTTGTACCTTTCGTGTACCTTTGGCAAAAATTTAAAAATAAAACTCTTGCGTAACAAGGGTTTCAACCTTTCGACCAACTTATTTTTAATGAGTAGGTCAAGCAATTTCAAGTCGTTTGCTACACTTAAATTATGGCAAAGAATAAACGTAAAAACAAAATAGTAGCAAGTAATTCGACAGGATTAGAAAAACAAGCGGTAATTCAAGGCGGTTTAACTGCTCGTAATTCAATTGATATGGCATTAAGATTGTCTGATTGGGATTGTATGAACTACAATCAGTCTTTAAGCAGCGTAAACGGTTATAACAATATTTCTATTGAATTGCTTAGCTTGCAACAGATTTTATTGACCTATCTTTATAAAACATTCGGAATATTGGCAAAGATTGTCGATATCCCTGTTGATGATGCTTATAAAGACGGCGGCTTTGATTTAGAAGCTGATAGTATTGATGAAGATGAGTTGAGTGAACTTGAAAAGGTTATTAGAATAAAAGATATTGACGAGATTAAAACTGTTCGTAAATGGGCTAGATTGTTTGGTGGCGGTGCTTTGGTTGCTCTTGATGATGCAGATGATTTAAGCCAACCTTTGAATGTTAATAAACTCGAAGGGAAACCGCTTGAATTCATTGCAGTTGATAGGTGGCAAATGGTTTACTCTAAACCGAATATTAACATGCCTAATGGAACGTGGAGTTTAGTACAATATCAAAAGACAGATGCTAACCTTGCGACAAACATACACCCGAGCCGCGTTTTTATTGTCAAAGGGAAAAAAGCCCCATTTCTTATTTCTCAACAAGTTCAAGGGTGGGGAATTTCTGTTTATGAACAGATTTTTCAAGACATGGCACAGTTTTTTAAATCTCGTAATGTGTTGTTTGAACTTCTTGACGAAGCAAAAACCGATGTCTTGAAGCTTGAAACTCTTTCAACAGCGTTATCTTCACAAAATGGAGAACGTGCTTTACAAAAAATGGTTGATATGATTGCGAGAAACAAAAACTACAAATCACAAATCACGTTGTCTAAAAATGATGAGTATGACCAAAAACAGATTGCGTTTTCAGGTATTTCAGAGATATTAAAAGAAATCCGTATTATGATGGCGGGTTCTGCAAATATGCCTGTTAATAAGATATGGGGCGAAGGTGTTACAGGCTTTGGCAGTGGTGAAGATAGCCTCGAAAACTATAACTCACAAATTCAAAACGAAATTAGGACACCTGATAATGAGCTTGTGGATTGGGTTTTAAAGCTCCGTTGTTATCAACTGTTTGGACGTGAAATTAAAGACCTTGTGAAAACGTGGAAAAACTTGCGGGTTCTTTCTGCAATTGATGAACAGAATATCGCAGACCATAAGCTTACAAACGTTTTACAGCTGTTTGACAGGCAGCTATTGAGCCCACAAGAAACAATGGAATACTTGAAAAAACAACAAATCTTTATCCATGATACAAAGGCTTTGCGAGGTGAGTTGGAAGATGTACCACTTGTTTCACAAGATAGAGATACAACGCAGTTTAAAGATATTACGAGGGATTAATGCCTACTGCAATAAAAGATTTTAAAATCAAAGAAAGCTATTCAAAGCTTATTGAAAAGGCTTTGTTTTCATACTTTTGGGATTGTATTTACAAGCCCTTGTTTGAGATAATGGCAATTAAGCCGCCGAAAGCACAGAATGAGTTTAACCCGCTTGTAGAGGCCTTGAAAGCGGGTAATATCTATTATGTAAAAGACGAAGGCGGATTTAAGGCTAAGGTTAAATTCACAAACCAGCAATCACGTATTTTGGAGAATTGGGGTGCAGTCTATGATAAATGGACAAAGGTTTATAAAATCCCTTTTGATAAAATCCCGCAATCCATGCTTGTTGCTATATCTGAAAATCAAACGCTTGCAATGCAAAAGGTAGAAACGGTTAAAACGTTTTTGCAAGAGGTTGAGGGTAACATTGATTTAATGATTGATGGCATGGTTTTCAATAAAGAAGTCATATCAATTATTGATGATGCAGGAAACGAGGTTAGCAAGAATATAAAGCACCTGAACGTAATTGAGCCGGAACTTTCAGAGGAGCAGAAACAAGAGATTGCGGAGAATTACGTTAATAACGTTAAAGGCTATGCTATAAAGTTCTTTGGTAATGAGCGAATACCAACAATGCGGCAAAAGGTTGCAGAAGCTGTATTGAACTGTTACAGAGCTGACACTGTTCAGAAAATGCTTGAGACTGAATATGGCATTATGGGGCGTAAAGCTAAATTTTGGGCAAGAAATGAAACCTCTTTAATGCTTGCAGAATATAAGAAAACGACTTATCAAGAAATGGGATTTGACAAGTTTATTTGGAAAACCATTCTTGACGGGCGTGAGCGTGATCGTCATAAACACTTGAACAATAAAATATTCAGCTATGACAATCCACCCGTAATTGATGATAACGGTAATGTTGGGTTGCCAGGACAGACTTATAACTGTCGCTGTCAAGCTATCCCATACAGTGATGATAACCCGTTTATTAAGACACGCACTGACAAAAACGGTCAAAAGATTGCGATGAACGCAAAAGATGATGTCGAATGGATTACGGTAAAAGGCAATCACATACCGGTAAAAGATGGACAGACAAAAGAACAGGCTGTTAAAGAGTTTTTGGCAAAGAAAGGGAAACAATCTAAGACAAATAATTCAAAACCTATCGCTGGAATTAAAAAAGGCAAACCGATGTCTTTTAGACAAGCTAACGGTGGTAAAGTAAATCCAAAATATACAGGCAAGCGTGACGGTTACAGCGGCAATTGTCAGACTTGCGTTGCTGTGTTTGAGGCACGTTTAAGGGGATATGACATGCAAGCAATACCTTTTGATAAGGCAAATATCTATATGAATGCACTAGGTTATCAACCAACTTTGGCATATATTGACAAGAAAACAGGAAGAACGCCTAATATGTTGCAAGGTGATGTTAAAAGACCATCAGAATGTGAAGAATGGTTGAAAAACCGAATTAAAATTGGCCAACGTTTTGCTTTTATTTTTAAACCACTGAATTCAGGTGGCGGGCATATTATTGAAGTTTCAAAAAATATTTTAGGACAATTAAAATTTTATGATCCGCAAAGCGGAGAAAATTTTAATAAAGACCTTTTAAAAGAAATCAATTATAGACCTGAAAATAGGGGAGATGCGCCATTGATTTTCAGAGTTGACGATAAAGAACTCAATACTGATTTTTTAGATAGAATGTATAAATATTCTACATACAAAAAACACGGTTAAGCTTTTCTGTTTCTTCTGGATTTGCTAAACGAATTTTTCCTTTTTCAACAAGAATATATGTACAATGTGTGTACATAAAATTCTTTTCTTTTTTAAAAGTGATTAGTGGATCTGAAATACCGCTGTATGCCTCATCAATATTATCATATTTAAAAACACTTTTTTTAATATTAAAAATAGTATCTTTCTCGACATTTTTAATATTATGTTGTTCTGCAAATTCCATAACTGCTGGTGGCACTGGTGGCAAATCTGTTGTCATATTTATACCTCTTTTTTATTATACATCTTTTTAAATTCATTTTCAAGCGCAATGTTACAATGTCTCTAAGAGGTATAAAAATGAATGTAACAGCGATTAATTCAATATATTTGAATGAAGACACAGGTGGCAAAGGCAGATTTTTTAAATCTAGGTTTTTGCAAGCGGGGCTTGTAAAGTATCAATTTGGTGTGTGTCTGCTCAAAAAAGAAACGATTGACAAGTTTGTAAATACATTTATTGGGTGTCCTGTCATTATCAACCATCAGGATGTAACAGACGAGAGTGCAAAAGAACAGCGTGTCGGGGTTATTTCTCGTGTGTATTTTGATGCGTCTGACGCATGGTTTTGGTGTGAAGGCGTTCTTTTTGATAGCGAGGCAATAGACCTTGTCCAAAAAGGGTACACAGTGTCATGCCAATATGAAATAACAGAGTATTCCGATAACTCTGACGGGGAACTACACAACGGCAACCCGTATGACAAAGAGATTTTGGGCGGTAGATTTGAGCACCTCGCAATCGTTGATAGCCCACGCTATGAGGACGCAATCATTGCGGTGAATTCAAAAACAAGTGAATATCAACCAATCATTGATTACATAGAAAGTTACAACAAAGGAGAAACTATGGACAAAGAAACAAGAAACGTCTTTGAAAAACTTATTTCGGCATTGAAAGCAAAAAACGAAGCTGATGATGAGAAAGAAAAAGAAAAAGATGAAGACAAAGCTGCTAATGCTGACGACGACAAACGTGCCGGCATTGACAAAGTCGCAGGTATCTTGAAATCTGCTGGGGCTGATGAAGAGACAATCCGTACTTGTATCGGCATTATGGAGAAATTAGCTTATGACAAATCAGAAGCTGGCACAGCTGACAACAAAGCTAAGAACAAAGATGAAGATCCGCAAGACGGAAAGAAAGACGACAAAAAAGAAGAAAAAGCGGAAAACGAAGGCGACGACGACAAAGAGTCTGAAAAAGACGAGAAGAAAGAAGAAAAAGACGATAAAGCCGCTAACAAGTGCAAAAACGAAGATGATGAGCTTTTAGACGAAGCAGAAAACAAAGCAAAAAACAAAAAGGCTAAAAACTCAATGGACGCACTTAAAAAACTTTTCTATGAAGGTGCTGAAACTCATCAAAAACAAACTTATATGACTCAAAAACAAGCTATTGAACTAGGCAAACAAATATTTTAGGGTCAAATGGTACGATAGAAGTATGGAATTAAAAGTCAACAGATGTTGACAGAAAGGGTATAAATAAAGATGGTAGCAAATTCTATTTCATTAACAAATAGAGGCATAATGCCAAGAGCCGGTCAGGCTGCATTGTTGCCTAACCAACCGATTATTCATGGTTGTTTGGTTTCTCCTGCCGCAGATGCTGCACTTATTCCGGGGGCAGTAGTTGCTTTGGCAGATGATGCAAACCTAGATGATACAATTGTTGTAAAACAAGCAGGCGTAAAAGATATGCCTTGCGGTGTTGTGGTTTACAACGCAATCAAATCCGCTTTTGTAGCGAATGAAAGAGTTTCAGTATTCCCTGTCGGCTCATTCGTATATATGGTCGCTGGTGCTGCAAACATTAAACGAGGTACTAAACTACAATTTACAGCTGAAAATAAAGTTGTAGGAACTTCAACTGCTGAACAGGGCTATGTTGGTATCGCATGGACAGAATCAGCACTCGAAGGCGATTTAATTGTAGTACAAATTCAACCGAGCGTTGAGCCGGCAGCATAGGAAAAGGAGAATTAATAAATGGGAAACGTAAAATTATTCAATGCTGACAACTACGCTGATAAGACTTTTAAAGCCATAAACGCATTATTTGATTATCCTAATGCCGGTGTAGTTCAAACAGTAGACACAATCACAGAAATTGTGCAAGGTGTTGTTGAGGCCAAATATTATGAATTAGGTGGACAAACTCCATCAAACTTCATTAAAATAGATGTAGGCAGAGGAGCTTATTCAGGACAAATCTTCCAGTTCACAAGTGCTTATGTAGGTGCCCCTTTTGAACAATGTATTATCAACCCTGCATCAACAGGCATTCACAACGATGCAACAGCTGATATCACAGTAGACGGTATCTCTATCAAAAACAACTTCTACAGACAGAAATACTCTGTTTCAAACGAAGAGATCAAAATGGCAGCAGTTAATCGCGTAGGCTTTGATGTTATCGAACAAAAAGAAAAAGCACGTGCTAAAACATGGCAATTAGGTATCCAAAATGTATTGTTCAACGGTTTGAAAGATGGACAAACATTCGGTTTATTAAATCAACCGGGCGTAACAATTAACACATCATTGTTCCCAGTAGCACCACACGAAATGACAGTTGCACAAATCAAAGCTTTTGCCGGCAGCGCAATTTCAACATACTTCAACACTACAAACGGCACATATATGCCTAATAGATGGCTTATGCCAACTGAAAGTTATATGGCTTTGGGTGTTCCTTATGGTGATACATTCGGCATGCCAACATTACTTGATGTGTTTACAAACGCATTCAAAGCAGCTGGTGCACCTGCTGACTTCAAAATTGTTCACTCATTGTACAACAATGAAGCTGGTAATGGCGGACATGGCAGACACGTATTCTATAACGATGATGTTGATAACCTTGTAATGTATGTTCCAAAAGCATACACACCACACCCACTTTATGCACAAGGCGCGCTTGATATGGTTTCTGATGCAGAAGGCCAATTCACTGGCGTTCAGTTGAAGAAAAAATCAACAATGCTTTATGCAGATGAACAAGCATAAGATGAGGGGATTTATTCCCCTCTCTTTTAAACGAAAGGATATAAGATGAAATTACATAATAAAACAGGTTTTGGCTTACAACACGTTGTAACTAAAACTGACAAAGATGGCAGAACAAAACGCATTACATATACGCTTGCACACGATGAAGCAAAAGAAATCCCGCAAGAAGTAGCCGACGTATGGTTGAAAATTAACGGAGTAAAAGAATATGTAGAGCCGGCTGATGTTGAAAAAATCAAAAAAGAAGCAGAGGCTAAGGCAAAAGCAGAAAAAGAAACTTTGGAAAAAGAAAACGCAGCGTTGAAAGCAGAACTTGAAAAGCTTAAAAAAGCAGAGGCTAAGGCAAAAGCAGAAAAAGAAACTTTGGAAAAAGAAAACGCAGCGTTGAAAGCAGAACTTGAAAAGCTTAAAAAAGCAGAGGCTAAGGCAAGTAAAACTAAAAAGTAAAACTTTCTTATATCATATAACTCTCTAAGCATGTAGAAAGGAAAATCAGAGAAATGATAAATATTTTTGAAACAGTGACAATAGAACAGTTTAAGGAATATTTTTTCCGCGATTTTCCTTTTCTTCCTTTATATGTAGAAGGCAAGACTTATTGGCTTGATGATATTGTTTATTATAATAACAATTTCTACAAGTCATTAACCGATAATAACACATCATTACCGACTGATATGGATAACTGGGAAGTCACAAAAGGTGACGTTTTAGACTACATCACCGATGGCGATATTAAAAAAGCTATGTCACAAGCGATTATTAATGCTAATCCACGCTTTGGGGAAATAGACGAGGACAGAATTAATATTTATTTGCACTTAGTCGCTTTCTACCTTGTAATCGACTTAAAGAACTCATCAAGCGGTATTAATAGCAGCTATTTGGGTGTTGTTGCCTCAAAAAGTGTAGGCGACGTGTCAGAAAGCTATAACTTCCCGCAATGGCTTACAAACAGTCCTATTTATTCAATATATAGTCAAAACGGCTATGGCATGAAGTATTTATCTTTAATCCTGCCTTACTTGTCTGTGACAATCCTATTCAGTACAGGGAGAACGACTTGTGGGTAAAAGCGGTATCAAAGTAAATTTAGACGGGCTTAATAAGCTTTTAAAGACGCTTAAAGAGGATTACTTTGTGCGTGTCGGGATTATCGGAACAGAAGCTAAAACAGAGCATGAGGGTTCAAGTCTTACTAATGCTGAAATCGGCACATTTCACGAATTTGGAACGGGAACATTGCCACGTCGTTCTTTCTTAGAAGATCCGTTGAGGGAAAAACTTAACTTCAAAAATTCAGCTTTTCGCAAAGCTACAACAAAAGAGGCATGGAAACAGATTGTCAACAAAGGTAATCAAAAGAAGTTCATGCACAACCTAGGAGCTTATGCATTGAAAGTAATTGCGGACGCTTTTGAATCACAAGACTGGCAACCACTAACAGAGTCATACGTAAAACAAAAAGAAAGACAAGGTTTAAGCACAAACATTTTGACGGCTACCGGTCAATTACGTAGGTCAATATCATTCAAAGTATTGGAAAAATCGAAAAAATGATGAACGGTAAAAATCAGACATTAAAGAATAGCAATTCAAATCTCCCGAATATGTCAGGAACTATTCAGGGGTGGTTTTTGGATATTACGTTTAAATACGTTACTCGCGTAATTGACGAGGACAGTGCAGATTTTGCAGAAGAAACAGAAAAACTGATTAAGACAAAAGGCGTTGTTCGCCCACCGAGTTCAAAAGATTTAAAACTGATGCCAGAAGGTGCATGGGCATGGGATTGGTTGCAAATTCATTGCTTACCTGATGTCGAACTTGATACAAACCAGTTTGTAATTTATGACGGCAAACGATATAAGGTTATGGCTAAAAATGATTATTCAAAATACGGATATGTCAGATATACACTATTAGAAGCTTTCATAGCAGAAAATGAGGGGTTATAATGGCTAGTTCTTTGGACATAATTAAACAAATCCTTGTGAGTGAAATGGAACTTCCTAAGACGCGTGTGTGGGCGTACAACATGAATAATAACTTACCAAAAGATAACAAGTTATTTATTATTCTCTCATACGGTGCTAGAAGCCCTTTCAGCAACAATATAAAGTATCAGGACACAGTTGATGGCTTAAACGAAATACAGACCATGAACGTTGCTGAGGACGTTTTAATTTCATTGTTATCAAAAGGAACTGAGGCACGTGACAGAGCCTATGAAGTTCAGATGGCATTGAACAGCACTTTTTCACAGCAGTTACAAGCCAAAAACAAAATATTTATTTCTAAAACCGGTGATGTTCGTGACGCCTCATTTTTAGAAGCTGCGTCAAGGATTAATCGCTTTGATGTTAAATGCAGAGTTTTAAAGGCATATGATAAAATTAAAACAGTTGAATATTACGACAAATTCCCTATTGGTGCGGAATTTGAGGCAGAATATCATATTGAACCGTAATTAATATGAAAGGATAAAAAAATGGCAGAATATCAAATTCCAATTACTTATGTAGTGTCTGCGTCGGCGGTGTTACCGAGTGCGGGACTCGAACCTTTAAAGCTTAGTACAATACTTTTATTGACTGATGAAGAGGCAGCAAACGAGATTGACGGAAGCTACATGATTGCAAGAACAGCGTCAGCGGTTGCAAATCAATGGGGAACAGAAACAGAAGTAGCAAAACAAGCACAAATTATTTTCAGCCAATCACCGAACATTTTGGCAAATGACGGTTATTTAATTATTGCACCGTTCTTGAATGCAGAAGAAACATACGCACAAGCTATTACAAGACTTGCAAGCGAAATTTATTTTGAAGGTATTTTGACAACAAGAGCCGTAGAAGATGCAGCGGCTATTGAGGCATCAGCCCATGTTCAAGCAATGGGAAACAGAATACTTGCATTACCTGCGTCTAATGCATCAGCATTAACAGATGAAACAGGTTTATTCTATAAGTTGCAATCAAATACTAAAACAAAGTGTTTGCTATATACTATTGGCGACAATGATGAGGACAAAGCACTTAATGCAAGACTATTTGCAGCCGCTTATTTGTCAAGAGCTTTTGCGGTTAATTACTCAGGTAGTAACACTACAATTACCATGAACTTGAAAGACTTAGCAGGACTTGTCGCTGACACAAACATTTCTGAAACTATTCTTAATAAGTGTGCAGAAATCGGTGCAGATTGTTTCCCGTCTATTGAAGGCTTAGCTAAGGTTGTTTCTAACAGACAAGGCGGAATGTATTTTGATCAAGTAGCAAATCAGATTTGGTTTGTAAATGCTATTCAACGAAATGTGTTTAATCTTTTGGCAACAACAAGAACTAAAATTCCTCAAACAGAGGTTGGTATGAACATGATTGTTGCAGCTATCAAAGAGATTTGTAATCAAGCAGTAACAAACGGTTATATCGCCCCGGGAACATGGAACAGTTCAGACACTTTTGGCAACCTCGAAGACTTCAACAGAAACATTGAGGAAATAGGGTTTTATATCTACCACCAACCGGTTGCAGAACAGCCACAAAACGAACGTGAACAGAGAAAAGCTCCGGTGTTCCAAATTGCTGCCAAAGAGGCAGGCGGAGTACATTCTGCAAACATCTTGATTTACTTAGAAGCATAAGGAGATAATAAAATGAGTGACGCATATACATCGGCAGACACAATTGTTTGTCAAGACTATCAAGGCAAGTGGGTTCTTTCAGATTTTGCAGACGGAACAGTCGCAGAATTGAGTGTTCCCAACGAACTAAGCTCATCAACTACCGGTTATAACGGGAATTGCTTAGGAGCACACAATGAGCCCGGAAGGCAAAGAGAATGTAATTTAAGACTTGTCAAAGCAAGTGGAGACGACAAACGTTTTAACAAAAATTACAACCTATGGAAAAATCGGGATATCCGATTTAAGCCTCTTAAAATGTGGTTTACAAAGAGTATTGCACATTCTGACGGCAGCGTAACAAAAGATACAGTTGAATGTTTCTTTGGATTGCCGGCTGGGCAACCTGTACAATTGACAGACACAACAGGAAACACTGACCAGGTGGTTTCTGAATACATGTTGAGATTTGGTAATAGTGAAAGAACAATGTAGTAGTTAGAGCCTCTCTATTGAGGGGCTTTACTTTTTTTAGAGGAGAGTTAATATATGCAAAAATTTATGTTACAGAGCGGGAAAGTAGTTGAGCTATCTCTCGCACCGATAGAAACAGCTTTAAACCTTTATAGGACAGTAATTTGGGAATGCAAAAACGCTGGGCTTGATTTGAAGATTTCAGACGATGAAACAATCGCTAATTTGATTTTAAAGAACACTGAGGCATTGTTGAATATCTTAGGTTCTGAACGCGTTATGGAAGCCGTCAAAGAATGTTCCATAAAGAACTTGTATGACAAACAACGTTTTTCAATGGAGCTGTTCGAAGATGAAGAGGCAAGAGGAGACTTCTTACCGGTTATTTACTTAACAGCAATGGAAAATATCCGCCCTTTTTTTCCAAATCTCCTTATCGTTTTCTCAACGATAGAGGACTTTTTTCTGAAAAAATAGAACTTCCGAAAGTTGAATATTATATCGATCAGTTTGAAGTATGGGCAATGCGTTTATCTCGTCAGGGTTATGGCTCGATATCAGAGGTGAAAAACCTTGATGTAGGCACATTCATGAACCTTATTCACTATGAAAACTACCTTGATAAATACCAGTGTGTATTCAGAGAACTGAATAAGAGGGATAAATAAAGTTGCAATTATACCGAAAAAGAGTTACAATATGTCTAAGGATTATATGGATAAAATGATTAAAGTAACTCTTATAGGTCTAATTCTTCTATTACTATGTATAATAGGAATAATGAAAGGTGCAAAAATGAAACCAAAAGAACCAATTCCACAAGAGGTTACAAATTTTTTAAGTGCAGATTGCGATCAAGAAGTAATATTTGAACGCGCATGGAGACAATATAAAGTATACACTTTTGATGATTCTGATGAGCCGCAAGGTGCCGTATGGGGCTTACCACAATTTATTCTGTTTGATGGTAAAAACGTTAGATGGGCAGATGATGACGAAACAACTGAATTAATGTATCTTAATAATCAAGGTAAATAAATTATCTCTTTTTTACTACATCATTCATAAAATAAGGATTTAATTAAACATATAAAAGGAGAATAGTATGACAACAGATTTGCCACCAGTGCCACCGGCAGTAATGGAATTTGCAGAACAACATGGTTATAAAATAGTTAAACCGAATAGTTTTTGGAAAGGTACTACACCATATAATAACTACAAAGGTTATACCGTTTATGATATAAAAGATGAAAATGTGTATTTCTGTTTTATCTTATTCAAAGATCAACAAGCTAGAATGGCTACTGATGATGAAATCAATGAGATAACAGATATTTATTTTTAATTTTGTTTAAAGATATTATTTATCAAGTCTATATTAAAATCTTTATCATCAATTCTAAAAATAATAGGCGGGAAATGATATTTTTTTGCTCCAACTCTTAAACAAGCATGTGCATCATATAAAACATTGTTTGTTTCAAGTTGCTCACCACTTTGAGGGTCATAAAAATTTATTTGTCCTAATATATCTTTTTGGACTTCTACTACATGTTTTGAATAATTTAAGCCTACTCTATAACCAAAACAATAACGTTCCCCCTTTTTTATATTTTGTTTTAGCCATTTCTCACATTCCTTATAGTTTTGCGAAGGTGATGATAAAATCTTTGGAGTTTCACCTGTTCTTTTATCTTTATATGCTAACCAAGGTTTTTGTGCTAATTGTTTCATTGCAGGATTATTTTCATTAAAAGGAGCTGCCTCAATATCATATCCTCTTAATCTAAGCTCAAAAGTTAATACGCAAGTTTGACAATTATTGCTATAACCGTCATTTTTACCTGTGTATTTTGGATTTACTTTACCTCCGTTAGCCTGTTTAAAAGACATCGGTTTACCTCGTTTTATCCCTGCAATAGGTTTTGAAGTATTTGTTTTGGATTGTTTCTCTTTCTTTGCCAAAAACTCTTTTACAGCCTCAGCCTTAGACTGTCCCTCTTTGATAGGGATATGATTGCCTTTAACGGTTATCCATTCGGTATCATCATCGTTTTTCGCAATAAGCCTTTTATCCCCAAATAGCAAGTATTCAATAGCAAAGCTAAAAGCTAAATCTTCAATCTCGTCCATATTTCAATTTTAACAGTGCTGGTAAAAACATTTTTATATCTATGATTTCATTAACTTGTCGATTTTAAAGAATAGTAAATAATATAAATAGATGTTTTTATAAAAAACTTATTTGTGATAGTTTAAAAGAAAGAGGAACGAAATATGTCATCAATTTTTGATGTTGCGAACACTTTTATTAATATCGGTGTAAATGCGCCAGAACCGATAACTAATATGAAGTTACAAAAACTTTTATATTATGCACAAGGTTGGTATCTGGCAACAACTAATAATGAGTTATTTTCAGAAGATTTTGAACACTGGACGTATGGTCCTGTATGTCCTGTAATATATCAAGAATTCCGTTGTTTTGGAGCTAATCCTATTGATAGACCATCAGCAACAGGAAATGCAATTATAGATGGAGAAATATTTGATTTTATAAATGCGATATGGAAAATGTATGGTTGTTTCAACGGTGTTGAATTGTCTGTTCAAACACATAAAGAAGACCCATGGCTTACAACTCCAAAATTTGAAATAATAAAAAAAGAAGCAATGAAAATATTCTTTAAAAAAGAATTAAAAAAATTATTGGGGGATAAATGAAAAAAGCCCCAGATCAAGACTTACAAGATTTTATAAAAGCCTCTGCTATGAGTAAAATGGTGACTAATCCTATACAAACTCAAAATACAGACGAAGAAACTTTTAGACAAAAATATACCGAACTTATTAAAAAAATTGGCGATGGATATAATGAAGCCATTGAAGCTGACTGGGAAGAAGTACTTAGACGAAAAAATGAAGAAGCCAAAAGTAGTGATTATCAAGACGCCATTGCAACAAGAAAATATTTAAAATGGATATTATTAAGTATTATTGTAATATGGCTGTTATATGTTGCTATAATTGTTATCTTACAAGGGTTTAATATTAATTTTAGATTTCATAATCATCATATTTATTTTAGATTGGCTAATTCTGTTATGAATATGCTATTAGGAACAACAACAGCCTCTGTTTTTGGCTTATATAAAGTCGTTATTAATTATTTTTTCAATCAAAAATAGTTTTTCTCTTATTGCTATAATGATAATAAGGAGAAAACTATGTCAGACGATAAAAAAGGCGGTGCAAAAAGCGAAGCAGGCAAACTATTTATAGATATTGGCTCAACAGGTTTGGGAACTCTTATAAAAGGTTTAAACTCTCTTTCTGCCTCATTTTTACTTACTAAAAATGCGGCCAGTCAAACATCGCAAATGATTACCCAAATTGCGAGCCTTTCAAGTAAAGCGTCTGAAAGCGTTGTAAATTGGGACAAATTAAATACCGTTACAGGTATGACTATTGGTCAATTACAAGATATTGAACTTTGGGCAAAGAGTTCAAATATTGATGTTAAAACTTTTATGAACCAAATTATCTCTATGCAACAAAAGTTAAGAGCTTTAAAACTTGGACAGGGAGATGTCAGAGGGCTTGCACTGTTAGGTTTAGACCCACGGGAACTTAACGAGAACAACCCAATAGAAACATTAAATAAAATTAAAGATAGAATTCAATCGTTAGATGCTGTGTCTCAAACTTATGCTATGAACCAATTAGGGCTTAGCGCTGATATGTTATACGCTTTTAAACAACAAAATACAGAAATAGATAAACGATTACGCCTTAATGGAGATGAAATAGCGCAATTAAAACAACAAAATTCTGAAACAAATAGTTTATCTGTTACTTGGGAAGCCTTCCAAAGAAAATTAATTGGTAATCAAAAATGGATAAATGTATTATTAGAAGCGACTAAAAAATGGCTGGTTGAAAGTCACCCTTACTTGGAAGCAATGACTGATTTCTTAAATCAGGCTGCTGAAAAAGGTTTTTTTACTGTACTAGGTGAACATTTTAAAGAAGGGGTAAAAGATATTTGGGAAGTAATCAAAACTCAACATAATATAAACAAAGAAACAGTCAAATGGGACGGTGCATTTAATGACCCAACAGTAGCGAGAAGATATGCAGAAGAAATGGCAAAGAAACAAGCAGAAGAAGAAAAACGAACACAAGAATATCGAAAAGGTTATAAAGAGCGCACCGGCGTAGACCTTAATAAAGCCAGAGTTGGTAGATTTACAGATAGCGTTGATGCACAAACACGAGAACTAAACCAAAAAGTAAATAAAGAAATGGCAGGAGCTACAAGTGCTAATACAGTTGCAAGCCCCTTTAATGCGACTAATATAACACCATCATATAACAATACAACATCACCAATATTACCGCCATTGCCATCTACGGCAGCCGGTAACAATAATAATGTCAATATTAACATTAATCAAAACATTACAGCACCTAGCCCAGAAGAGGCTGGCAAAAAGTCCGCAATGAATATTCATGATGATATTAATGAAATCTTAGAACGTCAAAATTTGGCAGGCTTATAATAATGTTTCTGATTCTGTTTCGGCTTCGTCCTCTTCTTCTAATAGATTTTCACTTAGTTCTTTTACAGTCGCATTCAGCTTAACAAGGTTGTCTCTGACATCAATAGCTAAGTATAAAAGATAGTAAACAATAACCATAACAATTAAACCTACCGGAATAACTAAAATTGCATATTCTCCCGAAGCAAGACCAGCTAAAAATATAAATACAATGCATACAACCGCACTAATATCTATTAAAGACCTGCCTGTATTGATTACAAAGCTTTTAATACTCATATCTGACTTTTTACCTTTAAGTTTCGGTGGCTTAATTTGTGCTTTTCTTGTCATTTCTTTTACCTTTCCATTTACTTACAAGTTCTTCAATATTTTCTTCTCTTACTAAAATTCTTTTTTTATCTGATGGGCGTGTCCTAATATACATAAATTCACCACAATGAGGGCATCTTGTTTTTCTATGTGGAATTTCATCCAAATCTCTACCACAATAAGGGCAGTTCGCGGTTTCAATCCCGATATGACTTGTAATTTCTTTTCTTTCCTCAAAATCTTTTTTATTAAATAAAGATATCCAATAAGCAAAAAAAGAAAGCCAAACAAAACCAAACATCACAAGAGCGGTATCGCCGTTATCTATAAAACAAAAACTTATAAAATTTGCAATCAAGAAAAAAGGTAGTATAATAAAAAACCTTTTCCAAAGGTTATATTTATTAATATTTTCAAAAAACATAATAATATGACCTAATGTAATAAAGGTAAACGCAATAGGCAGCAATAGTAATTCTACTAATGCAACTACACTTGATTTTCTACTCATCTTTAATCCCGTATTTATCTCTAAATTCCATATATTCTTTATCTTCTTGGCTTAAATCATTTCTACTTACATATTCTTCAGGATAATATTCTTTAAATAATTTTTTCCCTTTGGGAGTATTTAAAGGTATAAGACAGTTATCTGCCCCACATTTTGGACAAACATTCGATTTATTTTTTAATGAACTAAGTATCGGATATAATAATAGAAAGAATGCAAAAAACCAACCAACAGGGGGAAAACATAAACAGGCTATAAATAATATTAACCAAATAATTATTTGAACAGAGCCAAATACACTTTTAGTGACTCCACCTACAACATTGCTTACTACTTCATCAATAGAAGTTTTATAATCACTATATCCACAATTAGAGCAAATAAAATTTTTCAAAATATAATCCTTCTTTCTTAACTCACTAATATAAGAATAATCAAACAAACATTTTTGTCATTAACCACATGGCTAATTATAAATTTTTTATTTTTGATTTTAAATTATATAAAAAGATTAAGAAGCAGATTATAGTTAGGTAGTATATGAAATTTATATCAGATGAAGATAAACCAACAGCGATTATTTTTATAGGAATTGTTCTAATATTTGCTTATTCTGTGTTCTCATATTATAAAAAACATAGGCAAGAAATACCTTCTGAGCCAACAGAAACACAACAAGAGCAGGAGCAAGTGGAAGAACAAAAAACAAGTGAATTAAAAAATCAATGCGAAAGTGAGTATTATAAAGAAGTTGTTAGTATTATGTTCAACCCTTATAATCCACAAGCTAATTCAATTATTAATAAATACTATAATAAGTGTTCAGGTACTGCTCCAAAAGACAAAAATTTTGTACTAAGTTCAATTAATTCAAAATTAGGTGATGATTTATATAATAATAATGATTTTGATAATGCTCTTGTATATTACCAAAAAGCTTTAAAACATAGATTAAAAAGTAGTGATAAAACATTACTTGATTGGGATTATCGACATATTGGAGATTGTTATTATAATAAAGAGGATTTAAACACCGCTAAAATATATTACGTTAAGTCGTTATCAATTAATAAAAACTTAGGAATATTAAGACTTTTAGCACAAACTTGTTTTTATTTACAACAATTCAATGATGCAACTCATTACGCCGAAGAAGGGCTTAAAGAAGTTAATCGTTGGCGACAAGATAAAGTAGCTGTTTATCACATGGGACAAGAACTTAATGAAGATGAGGAAATGTTTCGTACAATTATAAATTCAAGTTATCAAGGACCAATTTTGCCAGCAGAACCACTCCCACCAGAACCAACACAGTCTGAAAATTCAGCTCCAAAACTTCGCGGAGAAGAATTTGAAACAGAATCAGGATTAAGTATTCATGATGATATTAATGAAATTTTAAAACATTAAAAACAACATTTTCACCCATATGCAATTATCGACTTGTTGATTTCATGAAATAAGGAATAATATAAATAGATGAAATAAAGTAAAATAAAATTATTATTTTCTTTTTTTATTATATATTATTATATGTGACTTTATAATAGAATAAGGGAATATATAAATTAGTTTTATATAATTTTAAAAGGATAGATTATGACAGCAGCATCAAATGTAAGTATTAATATTTATACAAATGATATTATTAGCCAAATAACGCAAACTATATTATCAGAATATAGCGCTTTTGAGGGATATACAAAAGTTATTAAATTAGCTCAAGCTTTTGGTATTAATGTTATTCTTGGGACTTTTACAGATGAACATGTTGCAGGAATGCTGAAATTTGAAGATGGAAATGTTAATCTTTATGTAAATGAGAAAGAAAATGAAAATAGAAAACGTTTTACAATTGCTCATGAATTAGGACACTTTATTTTACATAAAGAATTTGTACAAAGACAAAAAACAAATATTTTTTATCGTAAAGATTTTGACAATTATTCTGATAAAATTGAAGTACAAGCTAATAAATTTGCAGCATATTTATTAATGCCTGAAAATATAATTAAAAGCTTGTGGGAAACATTCCATTCTATTGATATAATTTCTACTATTTTAAAAGTTTCAAAACAAGCGGCAACAGTTCGTTTGATGTCCTTAGGAGTTATTGATGGTAACTAATAAATTAAATCTTTTACTAAGTCAAACTGATGAACAAGAAAGTATTGCGTGAAAAAATAAAGAACGGAATAAGTCGAATTTTATCAATTTTTCTTCTGGTGTTCCATTAAATAAACTTTTAAAAACTTGTCTCACCTTGCACCTCATAAATGCTTACTTATAAAATTAATATAAACATGGACTTTTAAATTTTGCAATGTTTTATATTATTTTTTTTATTATTAATTCCCTTCTACTGCTATAATAGATTTATGAGTATAATATCTAATGCAGTAAATGGAACATATAGAGGAGCAATTGAACAAGCGGTATATAATCAAGTAACACCGTCACAACGTTCTATTGATATTTATAGAGAACTCGTAAAAGCTAGACTTTATGCCGGTGAGGCTATTGTCAATGTCTTAGGAAATACCGGCATTGCGGGGTTTAAATTCCATATCCCTGAAAAAGAACAAATCAAAATGCAAAGTGATGTAACCGATCATTATGTAGATAACAATAGCCCAGTACAAGACCACATTGCCAAAAAACCTATTACAATTACATTAAACGGTTTTCAAGGTGATTATTTTTATAGCGTAAACAAAATTGAAGATACTCTTGCAAAAGTTGTGCCAACACTTGCCCTAGTGAAACAATTTGTGCCACGTTTGCCAGATAGTACAAAACAAAAATTAGCACAGAAATACTTACAAGCCTCTATAAATAAAGAAATTCCAGTTGCATTACAAAACAACGGAACAGAATACACTCTAAACTCAATTGATTTATTCAAACTTTTTCAAGACTTGTATAAATTAAAATCCCCTCAAACTCGTGCTTTCTTTTTCCTTGAATCATTATGGAAATCAAATGCAACCTTTACGGTAGAGACGACGTGGAAACGTTATCAAAATATGGTTATAACAGATATTACACCAATCAGAGATAATAACGCAGATATAACAGAGTTTTCAGTTAGTTTCAAACAAATTAATACAACTGCAAGCCTTGTACAAAGTTTAGACAACGCAACAGGCAGAACTCATCAACAATTAGCACAACTAGCTAATAAAGGTGTAGACAAAGGCAAGAAGAAAGAGACGATATAATGTATCAATTAACATCACTTAGCAATGAGCCTAAACAACAAGTAACAATGGTTTTAGAGGATAGTACTCGCATTGTATTTACTTTTGAATACAAAGCAAATCAACTCGGCTGGTTTTTTGGATTTAAGTATGGGGATATTAATTATCAAAATATCCGATTAACAACCGCTTATAATATTTTGCGTGCATATCGTAGTTATTTGCCGTTCGGCTTACGTTGTGATACACCTGACATGGGTGAGCCTATGGATATAGATGATTTTGCAAGCGGTTACGCAACTGTTTATTTGCTAACAAGAGATGATGTAAAGGCTATTGAAGGCAATTATTATCAAAAGCAATAAAAATTTTAAGTCGTTTGTTACAATAGTTATATGTTAAAGTGGCAAAGAAATTATAAAATCATTTTTGAAATAGGTGAGCGTAAAAATCTTACAGAATATATCCCACATGAGAAAATAACCGTTGCATATCCTCATACATTCCGTTTAAATATCTCTAATGGGATTAATTTCAGTGAGGTTAGCAAAGGAAGCTTCCAAATATTAAATCTTTCACAAGATGTACAAGCAAAGCTTTGGAAAGACAATTTTAATATGACAAAATACGTCACAATGTGGGTGTATGCCGGTTATGGTAGTCAAATGCCATTGATTTATATGGGTGACGTCTTAGAGTGTTATAGCTATCGAGAAGAAGGGGCAGTTGATTGGGTAACGGAGCTTAAAACAAGCGATGGTTCATACTTAATGCAATATGGGTTTGCAAATACCGGATTTGTTGAAGGGACAAAATTTAATAATATGTTAGAAGCCCTTCTTGCAGATACTCCAACAATGGTTGGCTATATTACTGCAAAAATTCCACCATTGAAAAAAGATAGAACATTTATCGGTCAAACTCTTGATATATTGGGGCGTGAATATGGCGGCTATGAAATATTTGTTGATAAAGGTGAATTAAATATCCTTAATGAAAACGATGTTGTTCCTAGTGATATTCAAGTTATTACAGCTGAAAGCGGACTATTAGGCAGCCCTAGACGCTCGGAACAATATCTAAACTGTACAATGCTTTTTGAGCCCGGAATTAAGCTCGCACAAGCAGTCAAAGTCATTTCTGATAGTATTCCATGGGTTAATAACATTTATAAAGTAGTCGGTGTGTCTCATCAAGGGGTTATTAGTCCTGTCGAAAGCGGGAAACTAACAACCACATTACAACTAAACCTAGGTACTGCCGCTTTTAATGAGTTAAAAAAAGCTACCACCAATTATGGTGGAACACCAACAACCGGAATATGGGATAAACCGGTGAAAGGCAAAATATCGAGTGCTTTCGGACCACGAAAACAACCTATCCCCGGGGCAAGCACATATCATAAAGGAATTGATATTGCTGCACCTTATAACACACCGATTATTGCACCTGCAAATGGCAAAGTTAGTGTTGCGCATGGGTGGGATAGAAACGGATATGGAAATTTTGTAACAATTGATAACGGAATTATCAATAAAAAAAGAGTTATAAGTTGGTACGGTCATATGAATAAATCTGCTGTTGAGCCTAATCAAAAGGTTTATAAAGGGCAAACAGTTATTGGATATGTAGGCAGCACAGGGAATTCATCAGGTAATCATTTACATTTTGGGATTCAAGAAGATAATAAATTCGTAAATCCAATCAACTACACTGGAAAATGGAGTTAATCTATGGCAGTAATAAAAAAAATATCAAAAGCAAAACCGACTCAATTGGAGATTAACCAATTACTTAAAACTAATATTTTCTCTAACCTTAATTGCCACAATATCGGGCGGATATTAGAGTTTGAACCAACAACACAGTTATGCACAGTTGAACTTATGCAGATTAAACAATTTGGCGATCAAGCTTATACACCTGCTCCGATTACGCAAGTGCCGTTGATTATGCTAGGTACAGGCAATGCACATATCACAATGCCTAACCCTGTTGGCACGACTTGCTTGCTGCTGTTCCTTGATCGTAATATGGACAACTTTATGGAAACATGTGAACAATATATGCCTGACACTGCACGCATGCACGATTTTACAGACTGCGTGGCATTAACAACGTTTAAAACACTTGTAGATCCTATTCAAGACTATGACGAGCAAGCAATAAGCCTTTTGAATGAAGATACAAGCTTGAAGATTTATCCTGATAGTGTGGAAGTGCAAACCACTGGCAAAATAAAGCTTGCAAACACCACACAAAATCTTGCAGCACTCATGCAGAGTTTTCTCACAGCATGTGAAAATATAACCGTAGACACAAACACAGGAGCTTTATCTCCTACAAGTAAACAAGCTTTTACAAACTTAAAGACACAATTTGAGGAGTTATTAAAATGACATTCAGAAACCTTAACGAAAAACACGACTGGACTTTTGGAACAGGTCAAAATAACTACGTTAGAGATGAACAAGAAATTATTTTAAACCTTGAAACACGCATATTGTCTTTTCTCGGCGATTGTTTCTTTGCTACTGATGAAGGCATTGACTGGTGGAACTTACTTGACCGCAATAAGTTGGACAAACTTGAATACGCCGTACAAGACGTAATTATTAAAACGCCTGGGGTAAATGGGATTAATAGTGTAGACGCAATACTCGGAGCTAACCGGAAATTAACCCTCAATTACGATATTCAAACTATTTTTTCACAATCATACACAGGCGAGATTATTCCGTTGACTACTGCAAGTTAATTTTCAGCCCGATTGTTACAATTGAAATAAAGGAGAAACCTTTATGTCAGTAAATTATATCGGGATTAACGGGCTTGTTACTCAATCCCTTGAAGAAATTAAAGAAGATTTAACAACAAAGTTTAAAGATATTTACGGTCAGGATATTAACATTGAACAGAATAGCCCTGACGGTCAGTGGATTAACATACTGGCGCAAGAGAAAAAAGATATTCTCGACTTGTTTACGCAGTTTTATAACAACCTTGACCCTGACAGGGTAGTCGGAATTCCTCAGCAGATTTTATATAAGCTTAACGGGCTTACAATCAAAGCATTTACTTTTAGTTACGTTTATATCTACGTAACCGTAACAGAAGATGTTACTCTTCAAGGTCTTGATGATGATATTGAGAACATTGACGGAACAGGCTACACAGTCAGAGATACAAATGGCAATCGTTGGATTTTGGCAACAACTACTGATTTGAAAACAGGCAAACACTTGCTTAATTTCCGTTCGGCAGACTTAGGGAGTATTACTGCATTACCAAATACTATTTCTATTATGGAAACAGTACAGAAGGGCGTTGTAGGAGTTAATAACCCTGCAAACAATTATGTGACAGGGAATTCCGGAGAAACAACAGCAGAATTCAGGCTAAGACGTAATAAGGCAATGGCTGTCCCATCTCAGGGCTTTGATGAAAGTACAGCGTCACAAATGCTTGAACTTGAAACAGTAAAAGAGTGTAAAGTCTATGATAATCGTACAAATGAGGTTGTAAACGGTATTCCGGCACATGGTATATGGGTTATAGTTCGAGGTGGTTTACCGCAAGAAATCGGACGCGTGATTTATAACAATCTTCCCCCTGGAATTCCAATGAAAGGTGATGAAAAGGTTGTTATTCAAAAAGTAAACGGTGACATCGAATACATCTATTATGACATCGCAAAGCCTACAAACTTATATGTGCGTGCAACTATTAAAAACTTTTCTGATGATGATCTTGATACTGATTACATCAAACAACAATTAGCAGAAAGCGAATACGGAATACAAGAACAAGCTGAGAGTGCATTACTTTTAGGCAGTATTAAACAAACAATTGGAGAAAGCGGTACCCCATACAACGTAGAGATTTCAACAAATAATACAAATTGGGTTGAATATGTTAGCCCGAGCGGACTAGATGAGTACTTTGTCATTGCTCCTGAAAACGTGACATTAACGGTGGTATAGATGAACGATTACACACAAGACATACAAGACGTAAAAGACTATTATGCAAACCTATTGATTATGCAGTATCGAGGCAAACAAAAAGCCCGCGACACTGTCAAATTAGGTGTTGAGATTTATATGGGTGATAATGTCCTATTCCAGCTGCAAGATCTGCTTGATATTGATAATGCAGAGGGTGAGCAACTGGATATTATCGGGAAATTACTGGATTGTCCTCGCATTGTTCAAGGGATTTACAGTGATTTAAAGTATTTCCAATATTACGTAAATAATGACTCAATAGGGTTTTCAACCGTTGGAAACCCGACTGACGGCACGTTTAAAACTATTCGAAACTACAATATGAGTAAATACTCATTACCTGATGAGGATTACCGCTTTTTATTAAAATTCAAAGCAGCCGTAAACGTTATGAAAGGCTCAATTAAAGGAATTGATGAAACCTTATGGAGTATATTTAATGGCGATGTATTGCTAAAAAATAATCAAGATTTAACTATTACCTATATCGTTTCGTCTGCGCACACACTTGCAACACTTGCGGCAAAACAGCTTGGGTATTATAGAGCACCGGAAGGTGTTGGAGCGAATTATATATTACGAGTTCCATCTCCGTCGCACATTTTCGGTTTCAACCAAAAAGGTATAATTAATATGACGGTAGTGGGATATTCAACCAAAAACCACCGTCAACAAGGAACATGGCTGACTAAGGAAAATCTTATTTCTTTGGTAACGGCATAAAGGGAATATTATGGCAAAAGTTGAAAGAAAAACACAAAAGATTTTCGGGAGTCAAGCTGGCAGTAAAGAGATTACGAGCTTTGGAACAGCTAAGCTTGACACACCTATATATACGACGAACTTAGATGAAATACAAAATACAAACTTTTTAAACGGTTGGCAAGGGGCGTTACTCGCGAATAAATCCCCGTGGGAAGAGGATATGAACGCTTTATTTTTTGCCATAACAAAGCAATTAGCTTATATGTTTCAAGAGGGTATCCCTGAATACGACAAAGATACAACTTATTATATCGGTTCAATGGTTAAGAATGTAGACAATCAAGGGCTATTAACGATTTATAAATCGGTTGTCAATGAAAATACCGGTAATGCGTTGTATGATACTAACTACTGGTCGGTTTATCAGACAGAAGTTAAGACAGAACTTGAGCTTGCGACTTATGAGATAGGTACACCACAGCCGACGTTTAGTCACAAATTATTACCAAATGAAGTATGGCTAGAAGGACAAGAACTTTCAAGAACTGCTTACGCTAACCTATTCGCTATATATGGCACAACTTATGGTGCAGGTAACGGCAGTACGACGTTTAATGTCCCTGATTGTCGTAATCGTGTATTATGGGGAGCTACATCTTTCGGCTATATTGGTGCTGGTTTACCTAATATCACAGGATATTTTCAAGGATCAAATCAAGGAGATACAAGCTTAGCCTTTTATAAATCTGGTGGAACAGATGCAGGGGCGGACTGGAAAGGTGGCTATAAAGGAATTCGAATTAATTTCAATGCAAATCTTGCCAACCCAATTTATGGTGCGTCATCTACAGTTCAACCACCGGCTATTAAATGCAGAGTTAAAACGAGGTACTATTAATGACTAAGATAAAAAGAACTACACAAAAAATTTTTGGGGGCAATGCTCCGGCTGATGACATCGCCATAATGGGGAGTTTTAAGTCGGGGACACCTGTTTATACCGACGACGTTGAAAAACTCCAAAATACGGTTTATGAAGAGGGCTATGGCTCAGCTATTATTTCAAACGTTGCTCCATTTATGGAAGAACAAAATAGTGTTCCTTATGTTTTGAGTAAACAATTAGCGTATTTGTTTCAAGAAGGAATCCCAGAATACGACAAAGACACTACGTATTACGTCGGTTCAATTTGCAAATATGGCGGAGTCCTTTTCACTTCTGTTTCGGATAATAACAAGGGACATCAGCCTGACTCTGATGATGGAACAAACTGGACTGCATTAAACACCGGGGGTGGCGGCGGTCTTGAAGTCTGTGACATCGGTATGTCTTTGTTTGTTGATGAGACCAAAGGTTTACGACGTAGGCTTAACGGACAGATTGTAAACATCAACGCCAATACACAAGGCTTTTTGACACGTTTAAAACAGATTACAACACTTTATCCATCGCTATTGACAGATGAAGCAACGTGGCAATCTGACAAAACTCTTTCTGCTTATGGACAAGTTGGCCGATTCGTTTTCAACTATGCAAGTGACGGTGTAACTGTTGAGTCTGTTCGTTTGCCTGCTGTTGTGAATGCTCAAGGCTTGATGGACTTGGCAAATACAGGGTTTACAGTACCGGCAGGGTTGCCAACACTGTACACAAATCCAACCGGTGCACACTATCACGACCGTGGAACAATGGAAATTACCGGTTGGATTAACCATATTGATGGTGGGTATTCTGATGCCGCAATTACCAGTGGCGGTGCATTCAATGTCAATAATACTTGGTCGCAACACGGACGCGGAACAGATGACAGTAATCACTCTAATGTTGACTTCTACGCCTCTCGGTCTTGGACTGGTGTGACTTCTACAAACGGAGAACACAGTCATTCTATTGCCGGAACTTCAAGCACTATTCAACCAGAGGCTATTCAATATCCTTACTTTATCCAAATTGCGACAGGGCAAGAAACAGAAGTGGATATCGTAAACACAATTGAGCTGAACAAACCGTCATTCTTTGGTAATTCAAAGTATGTGCCGACGCCGGTTAATAATCTTTCTTGGCTGAAATCAGAAGGACAGCAAAACCCCAAAGGCTCTTATCCTGACGTCTACAATTGGATCTTAGAGAACGTTAATAACGGTGTTGAAGGGTTTAAACGCAGTACAGAAACATACACAGACTACGACTACGTAATCAACACTACTGATGAAACATTCCGCTTGCCATTATTGAACGGTAGTGAGGATTTACCGAGTAATACGGTTGTGTCGAGGGCAGATAACACTGTTATAAATGCTGGAGAAACTAAAACATTATTTACAGCCTCTCATAACGGTTTTGTTAGTATTAAGGCTTTCGGTTCTGGAACACCTGGGGGTTGCACATTTTTCGCATATAAAAATGGACTCATCATGGGGTGTGTTGGTGTTAGTACAAATACCTACAATCAAGGAACAATTTCCTTTGATGTCAAGTGTGGAGATATTGTAACAATAAATTTGGACTATCAGTCTATGACTTATAATTACCTGTATTCTAAAGCCGTGGGCAACGGTTCACTCTACTACTATGTTGGTGAAACCGTACAGAATGCAAATTTGATTGACGCTGGTAGACTTGGGGAAGAGTTGGTAGATGTTAAAGCCTCTATTGATGGTGACTGGACATATAAACAATTACAATTTGCAAGTAGTGTTTCAATACCTATTAACACGGAAGGTGCAGGAAACTTATTTACCTATGATTTATCCAACTATTTACCAAACGATGGTTACAAATATGAGGTTACAATCTCCGTAGAAGTAAATAACTCAAGTTTTTGCACGCTGGGTTATTATCTCTCTGATAATTCTTGGTATAGTTTTGCAAAAGGTGGAAATCCAACAGGTGGCTGCTTTACTGCTATTGTCGACTCTTCAAGACAAGTGAAAATTTCAGTTATTAACACGCAAGAAGGGTTAATTTGGGCGCGTGCAGCAGCATACAGACGACTAGGAAAGAAGGTTTAAAATGTATTACATATTTATAAAAGATGAAAAAATAAACGGTTGTGGGCAATGTCAGTGCCTTAATGAGGACTACACAAACCTTGAAGTCACAGAAGAGGTTTACAATGCTTTTGTAGAAAATCCTGACAAGTATATTTACCAAGACGGTGAGATTGTTGAAAATCCGAACTATGAGCAAGAACAGGCGAAGAAAGAACGTGAACGGCTTGACAATCTCTCAATGACTCGTGGTGACGTGTTTGAGGCACTAATCCTTGCAAAAGGCTTAGGCAAGGCACAAATCCGTGCAATGATTGAGAAAACAAAGCTTGACGACATCACAAAAGCTTTGTACTTAAACCGTTTTGATGAGGCGTTGGAATTCTACCGTGGATATCCAATCTTTGATATGTTGGGGCAAGCACTCGGAATTACTGGTGAAATGCTCGACAAGTTCTTTGATACAAAAAATTACCACTATCTGACGACTTGCAAGCTAACAATTAAACCAACTCCAGAAGAAGCAACTGTAACCATTGAGCCTGATCCAACACCGTATGGCGAAACTGCACATTACAAGGTTGAATGTGAAGGCTATGTGACGCAAGAAGGCGACGTAGAGATGTTACAAAATACAGAACTAGAGATTGAATTGGAAGCTATCGAGGAAACCTCGGAAACTGAGGAAAAAACAGAAGCAACTGACAAGGATAACTTGACAGTTGGGGAAGATACAGGAAAAGGCAACCTGTAAGTATTACTTACAAGTTGATAAGGAGAAAGAATAATGAAATTTTATGATGTACTACTTAACTACTTAACACAAGAAAGCACCTATACAGGGCTTTTGGCAATTGTAACCGCTTTTGGTGTGGCTTTAAAACCTGAATTATCACAAGCTATTATCACATTCGCTTTGGGAACATTCGGACTTATTAAAGTCATTGTAAATGAAAAGGCTAGAAAATAATGTTTGACTTTACAGATGCAACCAGAGTAGTTGGAGAGGCTTTTACAAGCCTTTTCAACTATTGCAGAACAAACAAAGAACATCAATCTGAAACGCAAGTAGTAAAAGATAAAAGACGCTTGAAAAAGGCAACAAATATTGCCCAAAAGATTTTTGCAATAACAGATTATTACAAAGACTATTTTTATAAAAAAGACTGTAAGGAATATGAAAAGCTCCGAAAAGAATTTGACGAGCTGGATTAAAATAGAATTATGGACGTAAATTTTACAAGTTTTGACAAAGTAATAGGCTATAATTACAACAACCGCGAAAAGCCGTTTTATCTGCTTAGTCCAGTTATTGTAATCGTGTCTTATGCTGTTACAAAACGGAAATATTTGAAAATACAAGAAGATTTTACGTCAGATGGCTGCACTCTGTGGCGTATCTTTTGGCTGATTCTAGGTTGCCCGCACAAGCCCGAATATTTGCCCGCAAGTATTATCCATGATTGGGTTTTAGAACACCCTGAAATAGTTAACTATAACCGCAAATTTTCAAGTCAGATTTTCAAAACGGTATTATTAAAAACAGGAGTAAATCCTGTTAAAGCTCAAATGATGTACTTAGCTGTCGAGTTTTGGCAAAGTTTTACAAATATATGGAGAAAGAAATGGAAGAATTAAGCTTATATGCCCCCTTGGCAGTTTACATAATCACACTTTTAATACAGTTAAAGATTTTTGCACGTGCAGAAGAATTAACAAAGTTAGAAGCTAAGCTTATGACATATATGGCAGAAAACTTCGTTAGAGAAGAGAATTACAGGGATAATCACAAAGCACTACAAGGGCAAATGGCACAAATTCATCAAGATGTGTCAGACGTCAAAAACCTTTTAATCGGAATTATTAACGCAAATAATCAAAGGAATTAATATGAAACGAATAATTATTCACTGGACAGCCGGAACAAACAAACCTTGTGCAACAGATTTGGAACATTATCACTATATTGTTACAGGAACGGGAGAAGTTAAGAACGGCAAATATAAGCCGGAAGATAACGAGAACTGTAATGATGGTAAGTATGCAGCACACACAGGCGGTGGCAATACCGGTTCAATAGGTGTTGCAATGTGCGGAATGTACGTGCCTTCAAAGGTAGATATTACACGTACTGAATACCCATTGACAAAAGTTCAATGCGAGCGAACATTTAAACTTTGTGCAGAGTTGTGCAAAAAATATAATATTCCTATTACTCCTGATACAGTTATGACACACTATGAATTTGGAGTAAAACACCCAAATACTACTAGTCATCATAAGCCTGATATAACATATCTTTCACCATGGCAAGAAGTTACACCGGCAAGGATAGGAGATTTTATTCGAAATAAAATTAGATGGTACAAAAATAAAATATAAGCTTCTTTTAATTTTCAGCTATTTGATATTTTTTTAGAGCTACATTTGTAGCTCTTTTTTTTGTGCTATAATTATTAAAGAAATTATAATAAATAATATGAGAACACCTGAAAACAAATTTTATAAGTTTTGGGTGTTTTTTTTATTTAGTGTGTCGAGAGTGTGTCATAAGTAAAGAATTATGAAAACATCTTTTTCTATCCTTAAGACTAAAACCTTTATATAAAAAGAAAAGTTGCTAAAAGCAAATTTAGCAACATTAAATAAACACGAGGATATTAAG